TACCGCTTCGGCGGGTGTGCCGGTGCGGTGTCGCCTGCGTGTGCGGGCGTGAATTCGGGATGCGCTGGGGTGCTGGGGCACGTCCACCGGGTGTTGGCGGGTGGTGCCCTTAGAAGGGTGGTGGGTCGTGGACCTCGACAAACCTCGGCCCCGGTGGCTCCGGCACGGTGACCACGACCCGCCCGAGTGGCGTGATCCACTCGAGGACCCCGCCGCCGAGGTGGCGGACCTGCCAGGGTTGCTCGTGTTTCTGCGTGTGATGCGCGACGCACAGGTGTCCGCAGTTCTCGGGGTGCGTCTTCCCGCCGTGCTGCCACGCGGTCGTGTGATCCAGGTCGCACCGGTACGCGGGGCGGCGGCAGCCGGGGAACCGGCAGGTCACGTCGCGCGCCCGCAAATAGCGACGTAGTGATGCGGGCGGCACATAGGTGTCGGCCGTGATCACGTGCCCGCTGATCGGGTGCGTCAAAATCCGCTCAAGCTCCCCGTCGGCGGCCCATTCGCGTGCCTCGCTAGCGCTCATGGGCTGGAGCCCGTTGAGCATGGCGACGCCTTCGCAGGTGTCGGATCCGCCCGCGCGTCGGAACGCGTCGCTGAAGGCCTGGTCGCGCAGTGCCATGACGGGCGTGACGATGCTGATGACCGCCTTCACCCGTGAGGCACCCGCGGCTGCACTGTCGAGGATGGTTTGCGCGGTCGCGGTGAGGAGCGTGTCCGTCAAAATATCGGCGCGGTGCTGGTCGAGGGTGCGAAGATCCGCCTCGAATCCGTCCTCTTTGCGGTGCTGCGTGGCTTCGGCTTTCGCGACCTCGGCCATCGCTTGGGCGTCTCGCGACAGGCGTTCGTGGATCGCTGCTGCGGTCGCGGCCGGGAGGTACGCCGTGAGGTACGCCATGCCGTAGTCGTCTTGGTCGACGAGGACCCGTCGCTGTGCGAAAGCGGCCTTGTGGGCGCGCTCGAAGTCTTCGCGCGCGAGTTTCGCCGCGAGTTGCTTCGCGAACGACTCGGTCTGCGGCACGGTGTGGGTTTTCGCGTAGCGGAGGACCTCGTGGCCGTAGCGGTCGTAGTTCCGTTCCGCGACGGGTGCGTGTTGCCGGAGCATCGCATTCACGTGCCCAACCTGCACCGCAGCGTCGGACAGTGCGTCGTGCCAGTACGGGAACTTCGTGAACAGGTCGTTCGCGTTATGCGCCCGGTTCATCAACGAGTTGTCGGTGAGCTGTGCATCGCAGGCGAACTCGCCCGCGACCGATCGCAGGTGCCACCGGAACGTCTGATCACGCTTCGTCGCGGCGACGGCCGGGCCGCAGTCACGCTTCGTGTACGCCTGCGCAGTGCGGTAGATCGTGGCGTACGTCGTGAAGTCTGAGGCATCAACAGCCGCGCGCGTGCGGAGGTCGGCGTGGAAGCGTTCGAGCGCCGCGCGAAGGTTCTCGTCAGAGAGGTCGTCAAAATCGTGTGCCGTGTTGGTCATCTCGGGTCGCCTCCTTCCGCTCGTTCTGCCTTGGTTGTAGTCGACCACGACCCTGCGACATGTCCCGCTGTCGCCCGGCTCGCTGGCTTGGTTTCAGTGGATCACGACCCTGCGACATTTCTTCGCGTCGCCTGGTTCGCTGGCTTGGTTTCAGTGGACCATGACCCTGCGACATTTCCCGACGTCGCCCCCATCCACTGGCGCCTATCCGTCTGGTTTCCGCTGACTGACGGTAATTTGCGGGTTTCGCGTTGAAAATGTCGCAAGTTGCCGTCAGTCGGCGGGGGTGGGGGAGAAGGTGTCGGAACTTCAGCTCACTACGCCTCTGCGACATTTCTTGGCGTCGCGCCATCCGCGGGCGACCATCCGTCTGGTCTCCGCTGACTGACGGTAATTTGCGGCTTTCTCGCTGTAAATGCCGCAAGTTGCCGTCAGCCGGCGGGGCGGGAGGGAGACGGCGTTGGGGCCTCGGGCGCAGGAGGTCTGCGGGGTGCGTTGCTCGGCGCGTGCCCCGGAACCTCGAGCCTGCAGCACCGTGAGCCCGATCACGCGCCCTTCAGCCGAGCCGATCCTCGGCCAGCGAGCCCGGACCAAACAGGTCTCGGCCACGCGATTCCCGCTCACGCGACCAGACTCGGCCCACTGCATCCGCCGCCGGCCCACTGCATCCGCAGCCTGCTCGCCGCCACCGTTCGCCGGCCCGCCGTACTTGCCGTCAGTCCGCCGTATCTGCCATCGTCTTGCTGTTTTCGCAGCCTGCCCACCGCATCCGAAGCCACCCGACCGCATCCGCGACAAGCCGACCGCATCCACCAGCCAGGTCACCGCATCGCGCGCAGACCCACGGCGATGCGTCGTGCCTGCTGCATCCGCCGCTCGTACGTCGCGGCGACGAACACGAGCACGATGCCGGCGGCGGCGAGCCACGCCCACCAGGGGATGGCGATGTCGGGGAGCACGGTGCGTCCGGCGACGAAGACGTGTGCGATCGCCGCGATGATGCCGAGCACGAGCGGTGCCTGCAGCCGTCCGAGCGCGCCCACGAGAATGGTCGCGACGATGAGCACGGTCGCGAGGCCGATCCGCCACCAGCTCGGAGTGACGCCCTCGGAATTCACGAGCACGAAGAGCGCAAGGCCGAGGGGCGCCCCAACGGCGGCGAAACTGCGCAGGCCGGGCCGACCGCGCATCGCAATCGCGCCCGCCGCGACGCCGCAGAGCAGCACGGGGAGGAGCATCCAGACGTCCGCGGCCTCGACCCCCTCGGCGAACGCGATGCTCGCTCCCATCGCGGTGAACGACAGCGTTCCGAGGCTCGCGGCGACGACATCGCCGGCCCGCACCCGTTCCGCGACGGCGGACACCCCGAGCGCCACGAGCGCGCTCACGACCACGCCGATTGCGGTCGCGACAGGCGTCTCGGCGAGCACCCCGGTCACGATCGCCGTGAACAACACGGGCGCGCCCGCTGCGTAGACGCACCGCTCGGCCACAACCGACGCCTGAGGGAACACCCGCAGCACGAGCCACACTCCGGCCACCGACACGAGGCCGATGGCCCCGATGAAGTACGGCTCGGGGGAGGGGCCGCCGCCCCAGAGCCAAAGCAGCGCGATGATCGTGAGCCCCGTCGACCCCGCGCGGGCCAGCGCGCGCCCCACCGAAAACGCCCTCGGCAGCGTCGCGCCGAACGCGACGATCATCGCGGCAAGACCCGTCACGAGCAACGCCAGCTTCCCGTGATCAAGCTCGGAGGTCATGGTCGCGGTGAGCAGCGGCAGCGCGAGCACGAACAGCTCGGCGCGCGGCTTCGCGGTCTCATCGCGCCAGTGCCGCACGGCGGTCGTGACCGCAACGCCGAGGGCCGGTACCGATGCGGCGATGATCGCCCACCAGGTGCCGAGCGGATCGAAGTAGAGGGGCAGCGCGGTCAGCAGCAGCCACGCGGCCGGCCAGCGCAGCTGCGTCGACACCGCCCGAGGCAGCGTCAGCGCGGCACCGATCGCGGCGATCGCCGTCACGACCACCTGCGTCGCGACGTCGGCACGATACGCGTCGAGCTGCCCGAGCAGCGTGAGCCCGGCGACACCAATCGCGACAGCCGAGGCACAGGCGAGCGCGACCCCGCCAATGAGCGAGCCGACCGCATCCCGCTGCCACCACCACACCGCGGCGATGGCGGCCGGAACCGCCGCGACCACCGCGACGACGTCGAGCGGGCGCGCGGCCGTCACCGCGAGCGCCACCGGCATCACGGCGACGGTGACGAGCGTGGCCGCCAGGGCAGCAATCGCGATCGCGCGGCGAAGCGCCTCCGCGAGCTCCGCAGAGTGGGCGAGGATACGCAGGGTCGCGCCGAGCGCGAGGGTGACGCCCACGAGCGTGGCCGCGCCGAGGGTGAGCGAGACGGTCCAGCCCGAGAGGCCGCCCTGGGCGTTCCAGGTATCGAGCAGCCACGCGGCAACCGCCGCGAACCCGACGAGCACGCCGTGCGCCGCGACCGTGCCCGCCGCGGCACGAACCCACCGGCCGACGGGCGGGGCCGCGCGCCAGGCGACGGCAACGACCACGAAGTTGATCGCGAGCAGGGTGGGCGCGGCCGGGTATCTCTGCCAGTCGGTCACGAGGGCGCCGTTCGTCACAAACAGCGCGGCGACGGCTGAAATCGCGAGCTGCGCGGCGGCGCCCGAGTACCGGCCCGAGCGCGCGAGCGCGACGATGAACGCGGTCACCGCGACGGCAATGACGGGCGTCGCGACGAGGATCGCGAGCGGCTCGCCCGTGACGGTTGAGACGACGAATCCGGGCCCGAGCAGCGCGAGCGCCGCGGCGGGAATCCACGGCGCGGCCGCGCGCCAGCGAGGGTGCCGATTCGCCGCGACGACCGACAGCAGCGGCGCCGCGAGCACGACCGCAAATGCGAGCCAGTCGGCGACTTCGAACGGGCCGGTCCACGACCGGAGCAGGAGCCACAGCAGCGCCGCCCCAACGACGAGCAGATTCGTCGCCTCGGTCGCGAGGGTGTCGATCCTCGCGCGGGTGGCGACGCGCACGATGAGCGCGAGCACGGCCACGGTCATCGCCGCGATCGGCGCCTGCCACACGGCCGCCACACCCTCGATCGTGTGCAGCAGCGCCCAGGTCGCCGTCACCGTTACCGGCACGATCCCGACGAGCGCGATCGCGGGCCCGCGGCCAGGTGACTCGTGCCGCGCGGCCGAGATCGCGGCCGCCACGATCAGCGCGAGCGTCAGCGCGGCGAGCGCAAAGTAGGTGACCGCGTATCCGTCGGTGTCGCGGACCAGCGCGAACATCGGGAACACACCGAGCGGCAGCGCGAGCGCGAGCCCGGCCCCGGCGAGCAGCGGCGGCTCGTGTTTCGAGAGCCTCGAGGCCGCGCCGAGCGCGCCGAGGCCGAGCAGCAGCGCGGGCACGAGCGTCAGCAGGAACAGCCGCGCGAGCGAGTCGAGCGGCGCGGCCGGGCCCCACTCGACAGGGGAGAGGAACGCATTGCCCCACGCGATCGCCGCAACCGAAATTCCGGCGGCCGAGAGCCACGCCCCGGGCGCAGCGACGCGGATGAACCGGGTCGCGATCAGCGCGAGTGCGAGGGCGGTCAGCGCGACGGTCGCGAGGGCCGAGCCGATGCCCGCGAAGCCCTCGAGCAGGGTCGCCGAGGCGATCGTGAGCGCCGTGCCCGCGACGCCGAAGGGCGCGTGGCCACGAGCGGGCAAGGTTTGGGCGGCCTGGGCCCGCGCATCCGCCGCAACCCGCGCATCCGCCGTTGCCTGCGCATCCGTGCCGCCCCGCGCATCCGCCCCCGCATCGAGCCGCGCCACAACAACCAGCGCCACCCCGAGCGCGAGCGCGACGCAGAGGGTCGGATACACGGCCGGGCGGGGGAGCCCCGCGGCACCAACCGTGAGCAGCACGCCCGCGACGCCCGCGCCGATGCGGGTGAGCGCGCGCCGTGGGAGCACGTCGGAGTCGAAACGCATACCGACGAGCGGGAGCGCGGCGAGTGCCGCCGTCAGGAACGCGGGAATCGCGAGCGCGGAGCGCCCCGCCACGTCGTCACCGTTGGCGGCGAGGTCGACGCCGACAACGGTGATGTGCCAGAGGAACATGACCACCGGAACCACCGCGGCAACGGCCGCCGCGATCGTACCGACCTGCACGATCGACCGCCGACTCGGAGCCCGGAGCGGCAGCCGCTGCCAGACGAGGGCGAGCGCCACGAGCACGGGCAAGGCATAGGGGAGCCCCTGCCCGGGGTCGACCGCGTCGGAGCCAGCGGCCGTCGCGAGCTGCCCCACCTTGTGCCCGAGCGCGAGCGCGTGCCACGCGACAAGCGCCGCGGCGATGTGCGCGAACGCGCCGAACGGACCGCCCGGCCGCGCGCGATCGTGCCAGAACACGATCGCCAGCGAGCCGCCGAGCGCGAGCAGCATCGAGACGACCGCGATTGTCGTGTCGACGGTGTCGGTGCGGCCGAGCCCCGCGGCGAGCGGCGCAATCGCACCCGCGAGCAGTCCGATGCCGAGGTTGAGTCCGACCGGCAGCGGGTCGGGCGCGCGCCCGCCCTCCGGCGTCGACGTGCGCCAGAGCAGGGGAGTTGCCGCGCTCGCCGCGGCGGCCGCGGCGAACGAGAGCCCCCACAGCGCGTCACCGCCCGGCCGCAACTGGGTGAGGGAAGCGACGAGCAGCAGCACCGCGGGGAGCCCCGTGAGCGCCGCGACGAACTTCGGCGTCGCGAGGCCGCTGAGCCGGGTCCAACCGAGGAGTATCGCCGTGAGTCCGGCGAGCGCCGTGCCCCAGTACGACGCCGGGTCGGCCACGTCGAGCCCGAACATTCCGAGGGCGCGCACCGCCCAGAAGTCGAGCCCGAGCAGCACGACGCCGAGCACCGCCACGCCCTCGGCCGTCGCCGTCATCTTGCGGCGCCCGAGCCAGCTCGCGGTGGCGATGACCGTCGCGGTGACCGCGGCCGTGATCAGCGCCTTCACCATCAGGTCGAACAGCACGAACGCGACCGTCAAGAACACGATCGCCGCGACCGCGAGGAACGCGATGCCCGTCACGAGCAGCGCGAGCTGCACGCCCGAGCGCTTCGGCTTCGCGGGCTCTGCGGCCGCGGCCTGCGACGGAGTCGCGCGCGCGCCCCACCCGCCTGCCGCATCCGGCGCCGATGTCATCCAAGCGCCGGCGATCGACGGACGCGCGGGCTGCGCCGACGGCGCAGTGTCAGGCGTGGATACGCGGGGCTCAGGAGGCGCGGGCGGCGCCGGTGGCGTCGAGCTGATCGGCTCGACCGGATGCACGGGCTCAGCCGAAATCTCGGGCAGCGGCGGCATCTCGTCGGCAGCGGCAGTGGAGGCGGTAGCTGGCGCCTCCGCCTCGGCCTCGATCCGCGTATCCTCGGCCTCGCGCTGCGCGCCGATGACCCCCTGCAGCAGCTGGCCGCGCAGACTCAGCGCCGTCGCCGCGCGCTCCGAGAGCGTGAAGACATCCGCGAGCCGCGCATCCGTCAGGTCGAGGCCGCACTCGCCGCAGGCATCAGCGCCCCGCGTCGCGGTGAAGCAGTACGGGCACATCTCGACCGACCGAAGCTGCCGCAACGAGGCCGGAAACTCCGGATGCTCGCGTCTGCCATCGGTATCCATGTGGGCCCCCTGAAACGACGTCCTGAACCGAACAGTAGCGAGCCGCGGAGGCGGCGTGGCGATTCATCCACAGGATCACTCTCACGCCGACGGACACCGCACAGAATTCAGCCCAGCGGTGGAGTCGGACGATCGAACCAGCGAAATTCCGCTACACTTGCGGAGTCTTGCAGCACTGCAATACGCGGGGATGTAGCTCAATGGTAGAGCCCCAGTCTTCCAAACTGGTCACGCGGGTTCGATTCCCGTCATCCCCTCGCAGTACATCGCCCCGCCTTGCCAGTAGAACACTGGGGAGGCGGGGCGTTTCTCGTTTCCCCACTAGCCTTCTGCCCACATTTTGCCCACACTTTCGGACAGTGCCGACGCGACCGCATCAAGATCCGTGTCGAAAAGATCCGCATACACATCGAGCGTCACCGCGGCCGAAGCATGCCCGAGCATCCGCTGAACCGCCTTCACGTTCGCGCCAGACTGCACCGCGAGCGACGCCGCAGTATGCCGCAGATCGTGCGGAGTCACACGAGGGAACCGCTTATCTGTGGCGCGGCAGCGGTTCACCGCACCCGCAAACCAGCCATGGTCAGCATTGGGGCGCTTCACCCGGTCGCCGTCGACCTGCCAGACCGGCACTCCCGGCATCGCCCGCGGCACGAGCTTGAGGATGAAGTCAGGGATGGGGACTTCTCTGGACTCCCACGTCTTCACGGCCTCGGTGATCCACTCGCCTCCGCGGTACGTCATTGACTTCGTGACGAGGATTCGCCGGCGCCGCCAGTCAATGTCATCCCCGTCGAGCGCGACCGCCTCGCCCCAGCGCAGGCCGGTGAGTGCGAGGAATCGGACGAGCGCGCCGTACCGAGACTCGCGCGCGAGGGCATCGACCTGCGCTGCGGTTAGGTAGGCGTGGCGCCCTTTCTGTTTGCGGGGGAGCTCTACGGTCGCATCGCGGGCAGGGTTCGAGCGGATGAGCTTGTCACTCACCGCGAGGTCGAGGATGCCGGCGAGCACGCCACGAGCCCGGTGCACGACGGTGGGGGACTTGTCGATGCTGTTTGCCCACTCGTGGACCTCGGACGGCAGGATGCCACCGATCGGGGTGGCCGACCAGTAGGGCTGAACGTGGATGCGCCACGCCGATTCGAGGTCGCGTTGATAGCTCGCCTTCTTCTTGCTCTTGAGCGCGAGCCAACGTTCAGCGAGCGAGCCGACGGTGACCTTGCCCTTCGCTGGGTCGATGTAGTCGCCGGTGAGTTTGGCGACCTCGACGGTCGCGGCGAACGCCTCGGCGTCCTTCTTGCGAGCGAACCCGCGCTTGTCGGTCTGCGCGCCGTCAGGCTTGCGGTAGCGCACACGGTAGCGAGGGCCAGCGTTGGTCTCGTACTTCGTGATCGTCGCCATGATTTTTCTTTCATTCGGTGCCGCGCCACAGTAAGTCAGCGCGCCGGTAATTTGAAGCGGAGGAAAGCCACACGCGCAGCATGTGAGGAGTGACGGCGAGTTCGTCACACCACCGCTCTGGGTGGTCTGGATGGCTACGGGCGCACGCGACGACAAGTTCGGCGGTGATCAGCATGTCGGCTGCCCATCGATCAGCACGGGCCTCGCTCTTGCGAGTGGTGGTGGTGTCGCCGTAGTGGTGGTGCCCGAGCTCGTGCGCGAGTGCGCTTCGCCTGGACATGTAGGTGATGCCTCTACGAACGACGATGAGGTCGTGGCGATGGTAGTAGCGGCCCATCTCGGGGATATCTGCTTCGACCACCTCGAGTGCGTGCTCTGCAGCGTGCAAGTCTGGGTCCCACATGGGACAGATCATGCGCTGAGCCTGCGACATATCAGTCTTTGTCGAGTTCGTCCTCGCTCTCGTCATTGCCTGCGACATATCCGAGTTCGGGGATTTCCCTTGGCGCGGTGAACCGTGAACCGAATCGGTCGTCCGCATCGATGACGTTGCCCGGCGCGTCGGTCTCGATGTGCTTTTCGAGTTGCTTGACACGGATGTTGATTTCGTTGAGGAGTTGCTCGGTCGTAAACGAAGACAATGCTGAGCGTCGGTCATTCGTCTCCCGGAGATTCATGTCCCAGACCTCGGCGTCGTAAGCCTCCTGTGCTTCCCAGTTCGCCGGCATGTCGATGAGATCGGAGGACTCGCTGCCCTCTTCCTGGGCGAGCAACCAGGCTTGCCGGTCGCGCATGTCTTGTTTCCACTCATCAAAGTTCGGGATGTCGAGATCGTCCGGGAAGTTCGAGATGAAGTGCGAGTACCTGAGTTCGTCGCCAAGCGCGCGTTCGATCTTGCGTGTGCTGCGGCTCGGCACACCGGTCGTTTCCCAGTTGACGATCGTGCGGACGCTGACTCCTACGGCGTCCGCTAGATCTTGCTGCGTCCACCCTTTGAGCGCGCGTGCGTCTTTGAGGACTGTCCAATCAATGTTCACAAATGGCAGTTTAGGCAAGAACTGAAGAATCACACAAGGCGTGTTGCCCGAAACTTCGGGAAAGTCAGGAAAGTTTTGTTGCCTAAGTTGCTTAACTTGCGTATGTTGCCTACTCTTGCCTTATGGCAGCAACCAGGAAACTCAACGGCACAGCAGTCCGGGTAATCCGTGAACTGCTTGGCGTCCGAAACGGAGACCTTGCTCTCCGGATCCAAGTCACACCATCCACTGTGACTCACATTGAACGTGCAGATCGGCAAGTTTCGGCAGAAACGCAGCGTCGACTCGCTGACGCACTCGGTGTCCCTCTCGAAGCGATTACATACCCGACTGAACCGGCCCTCGAGCAGGTCAGCATCGCCGCGTAGTCGCGGCCCCATCCTCTTCCTGCCCTACTCAGCGGCAGGGACACCGGAGCCTCTAGCGCTCCCTGACTCTCGCCCGTCCACTTACGGCGGCGCGATCGAGCCTTTGAGAACTCAATAGCGGAAATCGCTCCCGGTGTGGAGAGAGATACGGGCACCCCTTCGACGTGGCTACGGGGGAGCCCACACTACGCGCGGCGTCAGGCCACGGTTCTCGGACGCGCGTAAGGCACCGGCCCCACACAAGGGAGCGAACACCAAACAAGAAACGGCCCCGGCGCAGTTGCACCTGCGGATGCCGGGGCCTTACGAGATCAGGAGGTCTCGATGATCAGTGTAGATGACTACCAGCGGGGAGTGCGAGAAGATCTCGCCCCCATCAAGCTCCCCGCACATCCTTTAGCCGACCGGTTCCCGATGCTGCCCGCCGACGAGCTGCAGCGCCTCGCAGATGACATTCGTGAGAACGGCCAGCGGCACCCCGTCATCGTCGATGACGAAGGCCTCATCCTGGACGGCCGCAACCGCGCCGCCGCATGCAAGATGATCGGCGTTGAGCCGACCACCGCGTTGTACGAAGGCGACGATCCGGCGGCGTTCGTGCTCTCGCAGAACGTCGCTCGGCGTCACATGACGACCGGGCAGCAGGCGATGAGCACGGCGCTCGTGCTCGCAGATTCCGGCAAGCGCGAGAACGGCCGTTGGAAGCGCGGCGCAATCCCTAATCAGGAATCCCTGAATAGCGATTGGAAGAACAAGCTCACTCAGGCGGGGCAGATTCTCGACTCTGCCCCGCACCTCGCGGAAAAGGTCATCGACGGAGATCTCGCCCTTGACGCCGCGGTGAAAGAGGCCGAACGCATCCGAGAGTCGGAGCGACAGCAGCTCGAAGAGCAGCAGCGCATGGAGGCCGAGGAAGCCGACCGGCTCACGCACCTGCAAGAGGCCGCGCCCGAGTACGCCGCCGCGATCGGTTCCACCTACCGCACGGCACGTCAAGCCTTCGCCGCGTGGGAAGACGACAACCGGCGCGAAGCCGCACGCCTACGACAGGAACGGCGCGAAGCCGAACAGACAGCGAAGGCCGAGTGGGAGTCGAACCGCGACCTCTACGACGACGTCGCCTCGAGCCTGTCGAGCCTCGCCCGCTACGGCGACACCGACATTGACGAGTTCATGAAGGCCTACGAACCGTCAATGCTCACCCCGAACATTCAGCGGCGGTTCAACGCCGAAGTGATGCGCGCAGCAGCGAAGGCTGCGACCGCATTCGCGGTCTGGAAGGAACAGAACTGATGCAGGTCGAAGACTATTACTCGAAGTTCATCATCGAGTCCTATGACGCCGTGGTTGGCGAGCATGGCGACGACCCGACGGTCGTGGCGGAGGTGTTCGGTGACGTCGAGGCTCGTGTGAGTCGCGCAATCATGAGCGGCGAGATTGCGCCGATCGAGTTGACGCAGCGTGACGCGATCTTGCTGCGCATGCAGCTCGTCTTGCCGAAGGAGCGCAAGCGTCGGCGGAGCAGCTTCCCGAAGGACCTCGAATACCTCGGCGACGCGATCGCGAATCCGCTCGAGGCCGCGAACATGGACGCGATTCTGTCGCGGGCGATGCCGCTGGGCGACGGCACCGACAAGGTGCTCGCGTTCTGGAACGGCCGCGACTACGAGCGTGCCGTGAAGGTGCGCTACCGCAACGCGGCCGACGCTACGGCGAAGGCGGCGCAGTTCGACAACCTCACGATGCCGATTCTCGATGCCCTCGACTCACGTCACGCGCACACGACTCGTGACCTGTTCTGGAAGGACGCTGCCTGATGTTGAGCGATCGCGTGAAAGAGACCTGCATGAAGGCCGTCGAGCACCTCGAGTTCTCAATCGACCAGATCAGCGGGTCCATGTGCGACACCTCGCACGAGGATGCCCTGGAAGTGCTCGACCTCGTGGTCGAGGCGCTGCGGGAGTTGCACGGCGAGACGAACGACCCGATGCGGTATGAGGACGGCACTCCGGTTGCGCAGCGCGTCCGAGTCGCGGAGGGCGTGTCTGGCACCTACTACCACCGCCACGACGGCGACTTCGACGAGTGGCTGGCAAAGTTCCGTCCCAACCTGCAGGCGGTGAAGTGATGCCTGACTGCTGGTTGACACCTGCGATGGTCGCGGACTCGTACCGGCTCCCTGTCCCCACGTTGAAGGAGATGCGCGCTCGTCGCGCGAATGACCGTGCGGGGGAGAAGGGACCGGTGTTTTACAAGATCGGGCGGGCTGTCCGGTACCGGGCCTCTGATGTTGAGGCATGGCTGAACGAAAAGAAGGTGGCCTGATGACTGTTCAGGAGCTGCGGGCTCGTGGCCGGAGTGTGGCCGTGCGCTTGATCGCGAGGAAGGGCAAGTACGGGGCGCGGCCGATCTTCGTGTCGGTCGACCTCGGTGACCTCGGTGAGGCGCGTCGTGATTTCAAACCGTCGGAGGCGCTCGAGTTCGTGCAGACGTTGGATGCGGCGCTTGAGGGCGAGACGGATCCGGTGACGTTCTCGCTGCCTGGCCTGTCGTGGGCGGTGCAGGTGACGGCGCCGGCGGCGTCGGTGCGGGCGTTCGCAGAGCAGATCGCCGACCTCTGCGACGAGTTGGAGGCCGTCTCGTGACCGTGCTGGACGTGATTTGTCTCGACGGTGACTGGCCGGAGCTCGGGCCGATCTCGGGTGATGGTCTCGCCCGTCACCACCACATGGAGCCGGTCGACTACCCGCTTCTGTGGAGCCTGCCGGGGGTGACCGCCTGATGTTTGAGCGATTGAAAGCGTTCGTGGAGTACCTCGCGGCGCAGCGTGACGAAGCGCTGGATGACGAGAACGGAGAAACCAATGAATGACCTCAGCCGTGCGCAGCTCGCACAGTTTCAGCCGCAGGATTTGCGCGATGGTCACGCGGTCCTCGCGCTCATCGGCGTCATCGGGCTCACCCAAACCCCCTCGAATCTCGTCTGCTCAGGCATGGCCATGAGCCTGCCGCTCTACCTCGCATTGCGGGCATGGCGGAAGGAGACGCGATGACCTGCCCGCCCGAGCATCGGCATGGCGAAACCGCGCACTGCTACCAGGCGCATTCGTGCAGGTGTGAGCGTTGCGTGGATGCGTACAGCGAGCGGCGCCGGGGCGTACAACCCACGAATGCGCTGCAGTCGAGCCGACGCCACGGCCTCTGCAATGTCTGCAAACGCGAGCCCGTCGAAGCGCCGCGCGTCACCTGCGAGGGCTGTGTCGCTTACATGATGGCGCTGCCGCGAACCCCGGAGGCGTTCGATTCCTGCCATCGCGGGCATCCGTGGACGCCGGAGAACACTCGCAAGGTTCGCGACGGTCGCGAGTGCCGCGAATGTTCCCGCATCCGCTCACGCGCGAGGAGCGCCCGTCTTAGAGCGATGAGGGAGAAAGCATGAACACGTTGACGTTCTTCGTCGCCGGCATGCCAGCACCTCAGGGCAGCAAAACGTATCTCGGGCATGGGCGGATGAAGGAATCCTCGGAGAAGGTGAAGCCGTGGCGTGCTGATGTGCGTCATGAGGCGCAGCGCGCGATGGACGACCAGCACTGGTCGACGTGGGAAGACGGGGACCAGCCGCTGTCGATCGACGTCACGTTTTGGATGCCTCGCCCGAAGTCGCATCCGAAGACGCGCCGCACTCTGCCCGACCGGATGCCTGACCTCGACAAGTTGCTGAGGTCAACGTTCGACGCGCTCAAGTCAGCCGGCGTGTGCGCCGATGATGCACGGTTCGTGCGCATCCTCGCCACGAAGCGCTACGTCCATCCTGCCGGTCTTCGGCATCCATCCGAGCCCGAAACGACCGGCGCTCGCATCCACATCAGACCAGAAAGCGTGTCATGAACGTCCTAGAAGAACTGGCGACTCGTGAGGTCGCGGATGAGTCGATCGACCGTGAAGCGTGGCTTGCGGCACGCCGTGAGGGTGTGACGGCAACGCAGGTTGCGAAGCTCGCGGCGTCGCCGGCGTACGCGCTCGAGCTGCGTCGAGAGAAGGCGACCGGCGTGCAGACCTTCACCGGGAACGCAGCGACGGAGTGGGGGAAGCTGCGCGAGCCGATCATCGCGGAATGGTATGCGGGGTCGGGGCTGGAGCCGACCTCGAAACTGTACCGGTCGAAGGAAGATCCGCGGTTCCTCGCGTCGCCGGACATGATCGGTGAGGACTTCTCCGAGCACCTGTTCCTGGGCGAAATCAAAACCTCGAAGCACAACCTCTCGCCCGAGGGTGAGCACTTCGCGCGAACGACGTACGCGGACCAGATGCAGTGGCAGATGTTCGTGACGGGCGCGACCTGGTGTTCGTTCATCTGGGAACAGCACGACGGCACCTGGGTCGAGCAGTTCGACGGCACGTTCGGTCCGACACCATTCGACCCGCGCACGGCGACGATCGAGCGCGACGACGACCGCATCGAGCACCTCGTTGGGGTTGCTGAACGGTTCCTGTCGGCCGATGCGGAGGCCGCTGGCGCGGAGGCGTGGATCGTCGAGTATCTCGACGCGAAGGAAGCGGAAGCCGCAGCGAAGGCGCGTGTCGAGGCTGCGGCGGATGCGTTCCGTGACCTGTTCGCGGACGGTGGCGCGGTCGAGACGCCCGCTGGCCGCGTGTCGGTGTCGATCCCGAAGCCAGTGAAGCGGTTCGACTCAACGAAGTTCAAGGCCGAGCACGGCGATCTGTACAAGCAATTTCAGGTGGAGGGCGAGCCGGGGAAGGCTCGCGTCACCGTGACAGGAGTGAAGTAATGGGCAAGTGGGATAAGGGGCCGCTCGACTACATCGATGTCGCGGCCCGCATCGTCGAATTCCGCGCGAAGCATCCCGAGGGGTCGCTGTCGAGCATCGCGCCAAATGGTGAAGTGCAGCGGCCGTTCCTAATGGAGATCGGCGGCGCAACATTCCTCGCCTACTGCGCATTCGCGTACCGGTCACCGGATGACCGCAACCCGGGCGTGGGATGGGCGTACGAGCCCGTACCCGGCAAGACGAACTTCACCCGCGACTCCGAGTTGCAAAACGCGGAGACGGCGGCGTGGGGCCGCGCGATGGTCGCCGCACTCGCCGTAGACACGAAGAAGGGCGTCGCATCGGCAGAGGAGGTTCGGAACCGGCAGACGGTCGGGAACGAACCGTCAGGGCAGCAGCCACGCGCGACGCCTGAGCAGTGGCTCGCGGTCACCGAGGGCATCGCGAAGGCGAAGGATCTCGACGCACTGAAGAAGGTGTGGGAGGCCGCGCAGGCGGGCGAATACTCACACAAGTGGGGCCCAGACGGTCGCTCGGTGTCGCAGGCCGTGAATGAGGCCAAGAAGGCGTTCGCGGGGGCTGTCCAGTGACCACGCAGGGACAGGTGCTCGCGGCCTGGGATAAGGCCGCGGACGACTTCAAGGACGCCTGCATGCGGGAGGCTCGCGCTGACGTGGCGTGGACGAAGTTCGCGGCGAAGCGTCGGATCGAGCTGCGCGCTGAGGCGGATCGTGTCGGACGAAAGGTGACGATCCCCGACCTCGAGGCGGAGATCGTGAACGACGACGCCGACGGCCTGCTGCTGGAGAAGGTGCTGTCGGCGGCGGTCGTGACGGGCCTGCGGAAGCGTCTCGATGTGTTCGAGGCGCAGGCGGGCGCGGCGCGTTCGGAGTTCGCTGCGGATCGTGCTCGCGAGAAGGCGTGGATGTCTTCTCCGTCTGTGCCGGAGGTGCGGTAATGGCGATCCCTACGAAGATCAGCGACCTCGTGCTTGAGCGTGACGGCTGGGCCTGTGTCATCGGCCTGCCGGGATGCTCGGGGCGGGCGCAGTACTGCGACCACCGCGCGAACCGCGGCATGGGGGGATCGAAAGCGCTCGATGTGCCGTCGAACCTCATCGCGACGTGCTTCACCTGCAACCACCTCAAAGAGGACTCGACCGGAGCGACCCGGCGCGAACTCGAGATCCGCGGTATCCGACTCCGCAACCGGGGCTGGCCGGAGGACACGATCGCGCACGCCGAAGCGACGCAGGTCGGCTACCCGGACGGGTCGTGGTGGCTGCTCGATCGGGCTGGTGGGCGGTCGGCAGCTTCGCCTCCGTCCACATAGCACCTGTGGATAGATGTGTGCAAGCAAACACGCTTCAAGTTGAGGTTGAAGGTTGTTTTGTCCAGGGGTGTGGGATCGCCACTTGCCAGTGTTTAGTAGGCCTGTTCGATTCGAGAACACATCGAGTGTTCGATTCATCCACAGGTCTATTCACAACGCATCGGTGCGTCGTCCACACAATTCCACAAATAATCCACAGGCGATATTCCCGGTATCTGCAGAGGCCGAAAGGTTCTGCATAGCCTAGGAATTACGCAAACGGCCCGGCAGGAATTGCAGTTCCGTACCGGGCCTAACCAAATATTCGGAAGGAACGAAATTGGCTACTGACGAGTTTACCCAGCGGCGCAGGCAGCAGCTCGCGCGCAAGTTCCTCGAGATCGCGCGTGACGAACTCGAGCAGAAGATCCACACACGCGACTACTACATCGAGCGGGCCGCGTTCTACGGCCTCGAGGTCGATGATATTGCGGAGCACATCGGCATGACCCAGGAGGAAGTGCTGGAGGTGCTGCAAGTCGGTGATGCCGCATGACTGGCTGGTCATCAGTGCCGAACTGGGTGATCCGGGATGCGCCTCTCGACAACGCTGAGAAGCTCCTCTACATCGCGCTGTTGAACCGTGCGAACGCTAAGGGTGAGTCGTGGCCGTCGCTCCCGACTCTCGCGTCCGACACGGGGTTGAGCGAGTCCACGGTGAAGCGGCGCTTGGCGAAGCTTGAGGACGCCGGGTTGCTCAGCCGCGTTCACCGTGCGAACGCCGATGGGAAGCAGATCAACAACCTCTACAAGGTGGCGGTGTGGAGCCCAAATCAGGGTGGTCACAGTGACCAGGGTGGGGTGGTCACAGTGACCGGGGGAGGTGGTCACAGTGACCTACGAAGTACTACCCAGAGAAGTACTACCCATAGGGGGCGCAAACCTGAAACGACTCTCCCGGATGGTTGGTCACCGAACGAGAAACATCGAGCGTATGCGAACGAGCAGCGACTGAACCTCGAGCATGAGGCAGGGCAGTTCGTCGCGTGGGTGCAGTCGAAGGACATGCGCTATCGCGATTGGGATGCGGCGTTCCGTACATGGTTGGGGAAGGCAAAAGCGTTCGGTCGTGCGATGCCGCCGCAGCAAGAGCGGAAGGTGATCACTGACTATGACGATTGATGCGGTCCGTGAGGCAGAGCTCGCGGTGCTCGGCGCGGTCGTCGGCACGCAGGGCAGGGCACTGGATGATGTTGCGCTTGAAGAGCGTGACTTCCTCCAGCCCTTGCACGGGGAACTGTTCGCGGCAGCTCGATCGATCTACAACGGCGGCGGGCATGTTGATGTGCTGACGCTCGCAGACGAGTTCCCTCGTGACGCTGCGTTCGTGCATTCGCTCACGGACCACACGCCGTTCGCGGCCGCGGTCGAGTACTACGCGCAGATCGTGTCGAAGCATGCGCTGCGGCGCCGGCTCGCAGCAGTCGGTACGGGGCTAGCGCACCTGGACGAGTCCCTCACCGAGGGTGAGCTGTCAGACGCTGCCGTGCGAATGGTGGATGACGCGGTGGGCGAGGGCAAAGCGCCAGTCAGGTTCGTGGGTGACTACCTGCCCGATGTCGTGGCGTCGCTGCAGTCCGAGGATGTGTTCGTTCGTTCCCCGTGGGAGTCGCTGGACAAGGTGATTGGTGGGTTTCGTCCTGGCGCGGTGTATGTCGTGGCGGCGCGTCCTGGTGTCGGTAAGACCGTGGTTGCGGGGCAGATCGCGGTGCAGCTCGCACAGCATGGGATGGTCGCGTTTTCCAGTCTGGAGATGACCGGGCAGGAACTGACGTCTCGGCTCATGTCGGAGCGGCTGAACATTCGGGTCGGCAGGATCAAGAATGCCCGGCTCCAGGCCGACGATTGGCAGCGCCTGGAATCTCACCGTGCTCGGCTCGAGGGCTTGAACATCGCGATCGATGACAGGTCGGGTGTTGGTCCTTCTGATGTGCGCGCGTTCGCACGCTCGGTGTCGAAGCGGGGGCAGCTGTCCGGTGTCGTGGTCGACTACCTACAGCTGATGACGGCGCCGGGAAAGCAAGACCGGCATGTTCAGGTTGCGGAGTTTTCGCGGCAGTTGAAGATTCTCGCGAAGGATTTGCAGGTGCCGGTGATTGCGCTATCGCAGTTGAACCGAAATTCGGAGCAGTCAGAGATGCGGGTGCCGCGATTGTCGGACTTGCGTGAGTCTGGCGCGATCGAGCAGGACGCGGATTGCGTCATGTTGTTGCGCCGTGAAGAGGGGCACACGTTCGAGACGATGTGGATTGACGTGGCAAAGAACCGCCACGGACGTACCGGCGAGATTGGTTTGCGCTGGGACGGGACGTATTCGCGGGCGGTTGATGATTTCCCGCCCGACCAATTTATGCACTAGGAGAAAGTAAATGTCGAAAGCAACGGTGATTGTCGAGGGGTACCTGTCGCAGGACCCTCGCGTGAATGTCACGCAGTCGGGCCGGAAGGTCGCGAATGTGACGGTGCCGCACACGCCGCAGCGGAAGAGCCAGTCGGGGCAGTGGGAGGACGCGGGCCCGACGACGTGGTTCGAGGCGACAGTGTGGGAAGACGCCGCCGAAGCCGTCGAGGGCCTGCGCAAGGGCGACAAGGTGCAACTCGTCGGGCAGCTGCAGGTGGAGACGTACGAGAAGCGCGATGGGTCGCAGGGTGTGAAGGCGGTCGTGAAGAACGGCACCGTCGGTCTCCTGGAACGCGGCAAGGGCGGCCAGGGCGGCTCGCAGGGCGGTTGGGCTACTCCCGGTGGTTCGAACAATTTCGGGCCGTCACGCGGACAGCAGACGCCGCAGGCGTGGGACGAGTCGGAGGTCCCGTTTTGACCGGCGCGGTTGCTCTGGGTTATGCCCCAGCGACACGGTCGCGTCCTGAACCGCGCCCTCGTTGCTGCGCGCAATGCCGCACCCCGTATGGGTGTGCGACGTCCGGGTGTGGCTGTCATCGGAGGAAGTCGTGATGGACGTGTGGGACCGCGCGGACGCAGCGAATGACCAGAGGTGGATCGATGACCGACTCCACGAAGAACAACTACGGAGGGAAACCGAGATGACAGAGAAGACGGTGACGGTAGTGCTGTCCGGTTGCGATGACGAGACGGAAGTCGAGGTGCCGGTGACTGGTGCGGAGTTCGAGTTCCTGAACAGGCTCTCGGGCATCGTGAACGCGGCCTCCGAGTATCAGTGCCAGCCAAAGCTACTCGTTGGTGATCGCAGTGAGTGACCGTATCGACCATGCCGCGGAGGCGTGGGAGTTTCAGCAGGCGTCGCAGCTTGTGGCTGGGGACTCGATGGAGGCGGCGACGTTGGCGGTGCGCCACGCACACGTGCATGCCGTCCTGGCCCTCGTGGAGCAGACCCGGATCGCCAACCTCATCGCCCTGTCGCAGGCGGAGGACGGCAACGGATGGATCTCGGAGCAGGCTATTGCCTCCGTGTTCCGAGAGCACTGGAACGACGAGACCGGGCAAGGGCACTGCACGATTGCGCCGGAGGTTGCGGCAGCGCTCGGGATCAAGACAGGAGAAGACGATGAGTAAGCCGGTAGGACACATCCGGGGCAAGCTTCTGTTTCAGATCGAAGGCGGTGAGCCGATCGAGATGGGGACAGTGAGCCTGCCGCTGGTCGCGACCCGAGTGTCACCGCCGAAGTCAGGCGTGATGACGTTCGGTCTCGGCGTGGATTTGGAAGGCGTTTCCCGCGACATCGCCGCGATATTCGATTCGAACGAGGTGACCGGAGATGAGTAAGCATATTGATTTCCGCATCTACGACGATGCGTCCAAGGTGCAAATCAAGATGACCGAGCGTGACGTGTACGGCCGGATTAGGAGCCACCGTACTCGCCAGTTCACGGTCTCTCGTGTCGAGTTCGAGGCTGCGCTTGCAGCGGCGAGCATCGAGATGCCGTGGAAGGCGGTGACCGGCGATGAGTGAGCAGAGTGTGCGTGACCTGATCGCGGAGGCCATCTACAAGTCGGACATCGAGGGGCTCCAGGACTTTGCGGTTGAGTGGAGCGTGCTGGCTACGCAGTCTCCGAGCATCGCGAAGTCGCGATACAGGGAGGCTGACGCGGTGCTTGCGGTGCTCGCTGACCCGCCCTCCGACGTGATCGAGGCCGGGGCGCGGGCACTGGCCGAGCTTGAGCCGGGCGAGGCGTGGCCCTCGAACTATGAGCTCGGAGGTGGCCCGACTGGCACTCGCGACGACGAGTATCGCAGCGAGATGCTCGACCAGGCTCGAATGGTGCTCCAAGCCGTGTTTGCCGTGGCGCCGAATGTCTCTGAAAAGACCTCGAATCAGGGTAAAACCCCTGGTCAGTCCACGGCGCCGAATATCGGCGAAAAGGCTGTGTTCGGGGGCGACCGTGACTGAGTACACGCCGACTGTTGATGAGGCGCGCACGAAATACGCCACCGGGGCGACCTGGCAGCACCAAAGTTTCTCGACGGCGGCCGAAGAGTTCGACCGCATGATCGCGGGGGTGCGTGCTGATGAGCGTGAGCGTTGCGCGCAGATCGCGGAATCGTCCACTCGACCGTTGCCTGGTCATGGCAGTTTCGGTGCGGGTTCGCGTTCGCAGTGGTATGCGAACGGTGTCACGGATGCGGCGGCCCGGATCCGAGGTGCGTCATGACTCGGGCACGCAAGAACGGCAAGGGCGAAGAAGCTTTCGGGCATGTGTCGCGGGCACACGTCCGCCAGTTCGGCTTTCGGTGGCGCGCGTACCGGGCTGGAAGCCACCAGGGCATGTGGTTCGGTACGCATGCTGAGGCGCTCGCGTACGCACTCGGAGAGGACAAGAACGATGAGGCGTGATGACCTACAGATCGCAGTCGAGGAAGCGCGGCGGTTCCTGGCACGTGCGGAGCTGCTGCTGAGCGCAGACCGCGATCCTGCCTATCCGTGGCTGTACGGGGAGCAGGCGGCGTCCGTGAAGCGGGCGTCAATGGATTTGACGAAGGCGCTACCGAATCTCAGGAGGAACCGATGACGAAGAGCAGTGACGAACGTCTCGTGGAGTTGCGGGCGGAGGCTGGAAGCCGAGCGACTCAGTACGCGCACTCGCTGGCGTCGGGCGAGTCCCGAGACGACGGCGGTGAAGACGTGCTGGACATGTCGATGCTGTGGTCGGGGCTCGCGGCCGCGTTGGACGAGATGGCCCGGTGGCGTGGCATGGCTGAGAACGATGCCGCGGTCGAGGCTGCGGCGCGTGGTAGGCGTGAAGCCGATATGGCCCAGTACGGCCACGAAATCTCGTGGGACGGCATGTTAGAGCGTTTCCGTGAGGCGTACCGCCGTGAATGCCGTACGGTGCTTGCCGCTGCGGTCGAGACGATCAAGGAGCAGGGCGCGTGAGCCGGAAGATCACTAGGTGGGAGAAGTTTCGAGACCGGCTCGCGAACCGGATCGCAAACTGGGCGCTCGTTCACATCGCGACGTGGGAGTACCAGAAGGCCGTGTGGTGGACAATGCGACTCGGTGACGAAGTGCTTAGAGAGAAGAGCTCCGTGAACAAGAAGGGGCAGGGCGGTGAGTAAGCGTGTGCAGAGCAACAGTGTGCAGCATCGTCAGGTCGCGCTCGACAAGCTCAACCAGGACGCGGTGATCTTGGATCAGCACGGACATGCGTGGCAGAACGGCGGCATCTACTGGTATCGCGCGTTCGACAGTGACCGGCATGAATCGAGTTTCAATCTGGCGCAGTTCGCGGGCGACTTCAAGGTGATCCACGGAGGGCAGGCCGGTGATTGAGCCGGTTGAGCCGCAGGAGGTATGGCCCTGGGCTATCTCCGAGGGCTGTGTCTGCCCGTGGTGCACGGAACGAGAGGAAGAAGACGATGGATCTTGATCAGGTACGCAGTGAGGGCGAGCGGCAGGCCGCGGGGTTGCATATCTCTGGGTGGCCGCGTCGGTATGAGGCGAAGTATCGGGCCGGGTTCTCGCTTGGGTTCGAGTGTGGCGCGCGCTGGCAGGCGGAGCGTGACGCCGAGCGCATCCGCGAACTGGAAGCCGAGGTGGAGCGGCAGCGACGCGAGTTCGATTGGCTGCATGAGAAAGCCGCACGAGCCGGGGCGAAGCTCACGTTGATTCAGCGCGAGGCGGAGAGATGGGCACACAATGACATGCGGGGCACGTCAGTGGGCTTCGTAAACCGACTGGATGGGCAACGCATCCTCACGATCCTGAACGGAGACGAGTGATGAACAGCCGAATCGTTTGGAGCGCCCCTAAGACAATGCCGAACTTGGGGGCGCTCTGTCGTTGGAGGCACGGGAAATCGCATCGGTGGAACTACGGCTATCTGGTGACGGATTCTCGCGGGATCACCTGGACGTTCAGCCACGAGGCGGGTGGAGTCGCGTCCGTGTGGATGGTCGCCCTCCCACGCTTTTTCGAGGTCGCTGTTATCGAGCAAACAACGGACGGAGACAACACATGAGGCTGCGCATCGAACTGGTTATCGAGACCGGCGACCCCGAGGTCGTGGAGTCCCGAGAGACCGACGTGTACACCGCGGCAGAACTCGCTGGTGATGCCCGTGACGAGACCGGAGCCGTACCGCTCGGCTTCCAGGCAGGAGGGGCAGCATGACCCTCGCTAGCTTCGTGCATGTCCTCGCGTTCCCTCACCAGGAGGAGGTGAAGGTCATTGACCGGGAGACGAACCGGCCAGAGACCCGCACCATCACCCGCAGGGCACTGCTGGACGACCTCGAAGACACCACGGGAGTCTCGACCGGCGGCGGGGGAAGTTCGGGCGGGAGTCGCGTCCTCGTCGACTCCGACGTCGTGAAGCTGAAAGCCGCGATCGCCGGCGACTTGCAACGCGACCTGCTGCGCCTCGGCGTCACGGCATTCAAGTTCGGGCCGCTCGCGAATCAACTCACCGCCTGGTATGCGAACTTCCAAGCGTCATTCCCGAACGGTGCCGAAGAGTATGCGTGGGCAGGGCAGCTCGAACGGTGGGAGGCGCAGATCCGGGCAGTGACGGAGCCGGTGAAGAAACGCGAAGTGCTCACCGCCTGCCCGATCTGCGGTGCCGCCGAAACGTATGTCGAGGATGAGCGTCGATCCATGCTCACGATCACGTACAGCGAGGATTCGCCGGCCGCGTCGACCGAGCTCGAATGCCAACGTTGCGGGGTGCTCGCGCAGGGTGTTGCGGCGGTCGCGGCGACACTCAAAATTGAGAAGGTTCGCAACACCCTCACGTGATCGTTTTCTGCTATCCTGTTCTCGACGGGCATTATTGTGTCCAGATCCAGAAGCCCCAGCCATTGCGGTTGGGGCTTCTGGCATTTTCCAGGCTTGGCGGCATCGGGTGGAACCGGTGGTCGAAGCACACGCGAGCGCAGCGTGGCCAAGGAAGCGCGCAACAACCGAACATGTGCACGTGGCCCCGGTGACGCATACGGGGCAAACACCGCTTCACTACCCTTCTCGAAGCACCTACCCCTCGAGGGGCGCGACTCGACAACGCGCACTGTCTCTCAGCACAGGGTGCATGCCGGTCTCCAAAACCGGCCGGCCGGGCTCGATACCTGGGAGAGGCGCAATGATCTGCGATGGGGCTGGAACTCCGGCCCTAGTCTCGGCCGAGCGCGCAGATCAGAAGACCAGGCGATAGCAGACATCCGCGACATCCTGACGACCTCCCCACTAGGCATAGGGTGCCAAGTGTGGGGTGAGGGTAGCGGCGCACGTAACAGCCCGAGTGGGGCGGCCTGGCACATCTTCCAAGACCGCAGGGAGCTCAGAATGCAGCGCAAAGAACTACCCGAGCCCGACGAGCACTGGGTGCGGGTCGGCCGTCGAATGTCGCGCTTCCTCTACGCGCTCGGCTACGAGACCATGTCGATTTCACCGGCCCGCGAACCGACCACCCCAGACATCACGGTGAACGTGCCAACCAAAGCAGTGTCGGACGAGACTGTCGCCAAGGCACTGACCCGCCTCGCCACCGTGCCCGATGGGGCATCAGGCCATTAGACCGCCCCGGCGTCAGGCCGTTGACAGCGCAACCGCCAGTACAGAGCGAGCCGACCGGGGCGCCTACACGCACTACATGTCGCAAGCCTCGGCTATATTCCGAAGCATGAGCCAGCACCTGAACATGTACAACCAGAAGGTTTGCCACGGATGCAAACCCTGCCAAGGCGGCGGCGCCAACATCGGCCGCACCTGGACCCTCATCGCCATCGGCCTCTGCACCGCAGGCATCGGCCTACTCTTCCTCCCGTTCTTCAAGAAATGTGTGTACTGCGGGCACAACAGTTGGTGGAACAAACACGCCGGCCCCGTACCGGCGACCCCTACCGGCAACTAGCCCCACCCTCCACAAACCCCACCCCTCACCCGAGGGCGTGGGGTTTCTCCACCCAGGGAGGCACGCGATGGCACGCGAATCCACACGCGAGTTCAAGCGACTCAGAGCAGCATTCAAATACGAATGCGCCCAAGCTGACGCCCCATGCTGGATGTGCGGCCTCCCAATCGACTACACCGCAGCGCACGACGCATACTCCAACGACGACAGGTTCGAGCTCGACCACTACTACCCGGTATCGGCCAGGCCAGAACTACAAGCCGACCGCGCAAACTTCCGCGCCTCGCACGCAGGATGCAACCGACAACGCGGCGACTCGACCGTCACCTCAACACTCATCGGCACACTCTCACGCGACTGGACAACACCACCGCGCCGCTGACACAGCGACGGTCAGAGCAGTCAACGCGAGCAGCGCGAACAATCACACAAGCGAGACGCGCAAACGTCACAGCAACGCGCACAACACCCAACAGCATCAAGCCAGCGCGATCACCGACGGCCGCCGGGGGTAGGGGAGTCTCGCGAATCGAACGAGATCGCCCGGCCCTCACCCCGCCGCCCTTCGGCCGCCGCGCGCTGATGTTTAAGGGGGGGGTCGCGCGCGGATAAGGAGTATGCCATGTCGCAGTTTCAAAAGTTGTCGGTCGTGGATGCGCTTGAGCGGTCGATCGCGAACGCGACGCATCTCCGCGCCGTGCATTCCGCGCATGTGGCTGCTGCTCGGGTGCTCGCGAAGCGCATTGACGACCTGAGCGATAACGGTTTCGTTGATGAGAACGGGAAGCTTGACAATGTGTCATTGCCTTCGTTCCTGAAGTACTTGGATGCGATGGGGATTAGTGCTGATCCTCCGGTGGCAATGAAGGCGGAGAAGACGCCGGCGACGCCGAAGGATCAGATCGCCGCAATGCGCAAGAAGTTGCAGGGCGCCGGATAGAATTAGAAGCGGCCCGAATAAGTGCGCCAACACTTACCGGGCCTAACCCAAACCTAAGTGAGTAGGAGGGCTGCGATGCAGTCTACGCGAACCTGTTCAGTCGATGGATGTGCCGGTGACGTTATCGCGCGCGGGTGGTGCAGCAAGCACTATCAGAAGTGGCGAAAGTACGGCGATCCGATGGAAGGCCGCGGTCAAGATTTTCGTAAGGCGGTTGATTTCGAGGACGGCACACGTCTTTGCAGTGGGTGCTACGAAAGACAGCCGCTCGAGGTATTCGACAAGGACCCAGGTGGCACACTTGGCAGAAAGTCTCGGTGCAAGGCTTGTAGGTCGGCTCAGATGAGAGCTTTGTACGCATCGAACCGCGAGGAGAAGCTTGCATCGGTTCGAGAGTATCGCAATGCGAATCGCGATGTTGTCCGCGAGTCTGACAGTCGTCGTTATGCCAGGCATCGCGAGAAACGAATTGCGCTTGCCACCGAGAGCGCGCATCTGCGCCGCTCTCGAATCTTGCAGAAAAGTAATGACCGGGGAATATCACGGCATTCACTGCGTAAGAGGCATGGCGATAATTGTTGCTATTGCGGCAGATCGATGTCTTTTAGGGCTGGCACGCGTGGCGTTTATAACCCTGGGCTGGCGACTATTGAACACATCGTTCCAATCAGCAAGGGCGGCTCTCACACATGGGGCAACGTGACACTGGCGTGCTGGGAATGCAATATTCGGCGCGGGAACAGGGATGCCCCTGCAACTTCAGGGGGTGCGCATGGCGGAGCCGACGCATGGCTTCACGGTGCCTCGGATTTGGACGAAGCCGCTTCGTGATCTGAACCGTTCGACCTCGCGTGGTTTCGAGGTGATCACGTTCGCCAAGGATGTTCTCGGCGTGACGTTGTTCCCGTGGCAAGAGTGGCTGCTCATCCACATGCTTGAGCTGAACGAGGACGGCACGCTGCGGTTTCCTCGCGTGCTGGTCATCGTTGGCCGACAGGCGGGCAAGACGTTGATGGCGGCGGTGCTCGCCGCGTTTTGGCTGTATGTCGATTCCGCGCGGTGGCCTGGGCAGCTTCGCGAAATGGACTTCACGATTGTTGGGTCTGCGCAGAAGCTCGACATTGCGATGAAGCCTTGGGAGAAGGTGCGCGCTTGGGCGTGCCCTGACGATCCGAAGGTGGGTGTGTTCCCTGAGCGGGTGCCGCTATTGCAGTCGGTGACGTATCCGCCGCGGATGATGTCGAGCGAGGTGTACATCCGCACGCATGGTGGTGCACGCTATCTGCCGCGCACGTTCAGCGCTGCTCGTGGCCAGTCTGCGGCTCGGTTGATTCTCGATGAGTTGCGGGAGCAGTACGACTTCACCGGATGGTCAGCGATTGAGAAGTCAGCGAATGCGATGTTTGATTCGCAGCTGGTGGCGTTCTCGAATGCTGGGACGGCGAAGTCGAAGGTGCTCGAGTCAGTGCGTTCGATCGCGCATCAAGGTGTGGATGACCCTGACACGGTGTGGTTTGTGGCGGAGTGGTCGGCGGAGCCGGATGCCGCGCTCGACGATCCGATTGCGTTTGCGCAGGCGAACCCGTCCGCCGGCTATTTGCCTGGGCAGACGATCCAGGGATTGATTTCGGCTGCTGCTGAGGCACCGGATGAGTCGGTTGAGCGCATCGAGGTACTCGGTCAGTGGATTACTGCTCAGACGCACCCGCTCATTCCTACTGGCGCGTGGCTCGATTGCACCGATGAGGGGTCGCAGATCATGCCAGGTAGTGAGATGGCGCTCGCGGTCGATGTCGACTGGGATCGTAAGTATGCGGCCGTAGCGGTTGCAGGCTGGCGGGCTGATGGTCTCCCTCACGTGGAGGCGATCGCGCATCGGGCCGGGATCATGTGGACGGTGCCGTTTATTCGTGAGGTCGCTGAAGCGCAGGGTATTCGCCGGGTTGCGGTGAGGTCTCGGGGTGCGGCGGCGTCCGAGCTCGTCGGGCCGCTCCGGGATGCTGGCCTCGAGGTTGTGGAGGTTGCGGGGCCGGCTGATGGTCAAGCGGCTGGGCAGCTTCGTGACGATGTTCTAGCGGGCAAGGTAAGGCATCGCGGGCAGCAGCCGGTGAATGATGCGTTTGCGGCGTGTGAGCCGTCGACCGTGGGCGGTGTTGAGGTGTTTGAGCGGCGTGGTGCCGCGCTCTCGACGTCGCCGGGTATCGCCTGCGCGTACGCGCTGTGGGCGTTACGGAATCAGAGCGGCGCTCCGCCGCTATCGGCGTACGAACCGGACGAGCCGGACGGTGAACCTGGCGTGCCGTGGTGGCGGAAGGGGTGAGCGTGAACATCATCGAACGATTCGGGCGTATGCTCTCGACTCGCACAGCAGGCAAGATTGAGGGAGTCTCGCCGTATGGGCAGCAGCTGCAGCTGGTGTCGTATATGCGCGGTGAGGGCGAAGTTGAGTCGGTCGGCTCATGGCCGGTGGCGCGCCTGTGGCGTACGCAACCGCATCTGCGCACGGTCGTGGATCTGATCTCGCAGCAGGTCGCTGCGCTCGGCCTTCACGTGTACCGATTCGATGGTGACGGTGGCCGTGAGCGGGTCCGCGACTCGGCGCTGCAGTCGCTGCTGGAGATGCCGAACCGGGAACAGACCGGCGTCGAGTTCATTTACTCGCTCGTGACGCAGCTGTCGCTTTATGACGATGCGTTCGTGTACGTCGCATTCAACGGTGACGGAAAGCTGCAGGCTCGGGTTGTGCCCGCGACGTGGGTGACGCTCGAGGTCAACGAGTCCAAGACCGAGGTGCTCGGCTACATCGTGAACGGTGTCCGGTTGAACCGGAACGACATCGTCCGATTCCCTGGCGGCACGCCGGATGAGCCGACGCAGTCGGCGTCGCCTGTGGAGACGCTGCGCACGATCCTCGACTCGGAGAACGCGACGCATGCGCGCCGCCGCAACATCCTCACTCGCGGGCCTCGCGTCGGTGGCGTGATCCAACGCCCGAAGGACGCGCCCCGCTGGACGGATGCGGCCCGTCGCACGTTCGACGAGACGTGGGAAGCGTTCCAGCCGGGCGGGGAACGCGCCGGTGACGCGGTGCTGCTCGAGGACGGC